GTTTTCGCTTCTTGGGTAGTCGCAGAATCCGAAGTGATTGAGGAAGGCATTTGTGTAGTCATTCGGAATTTGTTTTAATTCCATAGCAAGGTACTTCTTGCGTCTGTCGTTTCTTTCTGTTGCCATATTGCAAACCTAAAACAGAAAGCAATAGGTCTAACCAATGTATATAACTAAAAAGTTTTAAACATTTGTCGGGCGTATGCGCCCAATGCTTATTTTTTACAACTTAGTTAGTAAGTTAACTAACTTATAACTTAACTTAAAAACTAAATAACTCTAACTAAACTTAAAACTAAGTCAAGTAAGTTACTTGGTTAAGTAAAATTAAAAATAAAAGAAAATCTGCGTTTAGACGCATTTTCAAGGTCAAGGTATATAATCTATCCAACTTAGATAGATAATGCGTTATAAGGCCTCTAAATGGCCTCTATCGCCTTAATAACACTACAAGTAGCATAGCAACTGCAAATAGCATTATGTATTTTTCCCATATTGCTTTTTTTACCGGTGCTTTGATGGTACGGTTAATGTACTTCGTAACCATCACCGTATCCGGTAGGCAGATTGCCTTTACACGTATCGTATCAAAATTCCTAACAATCCGTAGTCGGATGTTGTCCTTTTGGACAACTACGGTATCAACATCGTTTAGCGTCAAGGTGTCCCAAAGTGTTCTTTCCTTGGTAATCACCAACGTGTCCCATCTTGATTGTTCGACTCTTGCTCCCTTGCGTATCGCCTGGGTTAAATGCCATTCCGCAGAACAACTACCCAGAGCAAGACTCGCAATCAGGATTATCAATAGAACAGTTAGGGGATGTGGGAATTTCTTCAAGTTCATTTAACCAGTCGTTAAAATTTGATGTACTTTGTTTTTCCATTACGTTTGATTGCTTTTAAAACTTCACCACGATTGTTTAGGGCGTCATAGGAGACGTGAATCCATCCAGGTTGTACATCGGTACCAAATTCCCAAATGAGTTGCTTAAACGGCAGATATTTGCGTATGTAGTTAAATACCTCTGCCATATCCTCGCATTGGATATCTGCAGCTCTTCCGTATAGGTGGTCGGATGTTGCGCTACCTTTAACCGCAGAGTTTACCTCCGGTGAACGAAATCCACTCGTAACATTAATTACCCCAAATTTGTTACGAGCAGGTTGCAACACCTTTTGTGCTAATAGCTTCAGGTTACGGATTTCCCCTTCGCCTGGTACGTTAGGTAAACCGGTATCGGTGTCTGTAAACTCTGAAAGCGTAAAGTCCTTTGAAAGTCGCATAGGTTATGTATTTTGATGCTTTTAAGCCCCATTAGGTGCCTTTTATTGCTCTAATGATGGTTTTAACGACCTTGACCCCGGTAGGTCTTACTCGTCTCCTTTTTGTTCCGGCTCTTGGTGTGCCGGCCGAGTTTTCTTTTTGACTTCTTGATTTTTGTTCCCTCCTGTTGCTTCGCCATCTCTACTCATCATTAAGGCAAACCCGCCCATTATAAAAGCACTAAACTCTGTTAAAGACGCTTTCTCATACCAAACCAAGATTCCACCAAAGGAAATCAGGATAAGGCCGATAAGCGTTGTTTTAGGATTTCTAAATAATCTATCTATCATTCTTAATATCTCGATTCCATCGCCACAAGGTGTACACAAAAGAGGTCAGCATTACGAATAGTCCTGCTATCTGATGCACCTCGGCCAACGTCAACCCACCTACGGCCAAACTCCAAGAGGTGGCTACTGCGCTTGTACTATCGTGCTTCACTGCTCTGTATTGTGTTGTTCGTATGCTGCTGCGTAATTACTCTCCCATCCCGCAAACCAATGAACGGCACTTCCTGGCGTTGGCCACACAACGTATTGCTGGAACTCGGATGGTGCTACCCAAATGATGTCAACCGCCCAACGTGGGTCAGATTCCGTGCAGTTTCCTTCTTCGTCTGTTGCTATGCACACCTTGCCAATCTGATGAACGAAGCAATCCACAAACGTGATTTGGTCTTCTTCCATCGTGGCGAATCCTGCCCCGAGCATATCGGTAATGAATTGGCCTTCGGTTGGCCAGGCGTATTTTAGATAGGTCATAGCGTGGTGAGTTGTGCCAGTTGGGCGTTGTCAAGGCGTGTCGGGAATAGGGCGGCTTGGGCGCAGTTAACTGTATTTTTACCAGTCACATAGTTGCCAGTTGCAATATCTATCCTGCTCATCTGTACATTTGGAGTAAATGTAGCAGTCGTGTTTTGAGCTGCTAAAACTCCATTCACATAAAGTGCGAAGCTATTAGATTTGTATGCGACCGCTGCTTTGAAATAATTCAATCCAGAAACCGAGCTGGTCAAACTAAAAGTAGTTGAGTTCGCATAAATTGTAGCTCTAATTATTCCGCTGCTCATAAGCAAAAATACGCTATTAACCGTTGAGCGGTTTACATTCATTAACTCGGAGGAATCTTGACAAAATCCTTCAAAGTACAATGTCCCCTCTGACTGACCAATTAACGAAGGCACACCCTCTTTGACGGCACTATCCGCCAATCTTGTCACCGCTGCAGTTGTAGTAGGAATGAACGTAGTAGCATAAGCCCCCAATTCCATTTGAGGTGCAGCGATGCGGATGGTGAAGTCGTAGGTTTGGCCGATGGTAAGGTCAAATGATATGTACGGTTGTATGTGAGTTATTGTCGCATTGTTTGTTGTAAAGGTTTGCGTGTATCTTGCCAGCGTTGTAGTTGGTGTAAATTCTAAAATAAAAGAGCCTACATTTGAACCAGAACTTCTTTGAGTAGAGCGCAAGGCGTATTTTAATGGTGGTTGTGGAGTCGCTATTGTTTTTACATAAAATGAATTACTCCAATTTTGACCATTTAATGCCGATATACCGCTAGTTGTTTCAAAGTTTATTAAAATAATAGTATCGGATGCCGTTCCATTAAAACGCAAATCAATGTATGGAACTCCGTTTTCAGTTCCAATACCTGCAACAGTTCTAGTTAATCCACTAAGGTATTCTCCATAATTCGTAGGCAAAGTCCCAGGAGTCCCCGCCACCGCTCCCACCATAGATGAGTTGCGGATGGAGTTGGTGCGTTGGGGTTCAAGCAACAGGCGAGGACAAGTGCTTACAGTTCCATCAGCATTGCGGTAGTCAAGTCGTGGTACATCTTGTCGGTTGGTAGTTGCGAAGTAGGGCTTTGCGTCTGTGCCTTCTACCAGTTGGTATCCCCAAGCTAAAAAATCAGCACTCAATGAAGTTGACGCAATGCCTCCCCATATCATTAGCATTGCAAAAGCTGATGTACTTGGAGCAGTAGCAGTCCAAGTATAGCGAACCCACTCGTTTGTCAAAACAGCAGTTTGAGCGTTTGTGCCTCCAAAAGACCCAAACATAACTCTTGGCGTACCGCTTAAAGATTTCAGGTAAACGCTAAATGTATATGATTGATTAGCTAAAGCACCTACCGTTTGTGTAACTTGTGCAAATCCTAATGCATCTCTTGTGAGTTGTATTCGTTCAGCGGTATTCGTTCCATTAGGTGCAATTCCAGCATTTGCGGTCACAGTTACGGTACTGGTTCCTCCAGTATTTTTTGACCAAGCGGCATTGTCAAACTGCTCACTAAACTGAACCAAATTCCACGGAGTCCGTTCAATCACCCCTGCCGAATTGGTACGGGTGGCATCGCTCGCACGGGTGAACGTCAAATCCCCCAGTCCGTTGGTTGGCTTTTGAGCAAATACAATATCCTCCTCAATCCCCTCGGGAATCAGGAGCCAAGAAGCGTCATCGTAAAAACTCATAGCCAAGAATCGATTTTAGCAACTGCACAAGCCTCACCTTCGTAGTAGCCACCTGCTGCCGTCACTCGTTGTATGTATAGATTGTTGATGTACTCGGCACTTATGCCCACCAAGTTCGTCTCGGGGTGTCCGTAGGAGAACTGATGGATGTAGCCCCAGTCGATGGAGTTATTCGCAGCAGCCTGTCCCCAACCGATGTCGTTGTTGACGGCACCTTGGCCCCATTGTATAGTATTATCTGGCATTTTCTTTCAGGTACTTTTGTAGTTTGATTAGATTCTCGCTCTTTACCTTATAGTACCCACGATGCCGGGCGGGAATCTCTGTCCGGGTAGATGTCTTCGTTGACGTTTGCATTGTATTCCGGGAAAAGGGATTGGTTAAAAGACATATAGTCAATAAAGCGCTCCGTGTAATACTTGGCTATCGTGCGCTCCTTTTCAACTAAGTAGTCGATTTCTATTTTCTCCGCATTAACGGAGTTTTCTGACGTGTGCTTGTATACACCTCCATTGGCTACCGTAAAGGCCGCAAACGGCAGGTATTCTGTCATCGCAAAGTGGATGAGCATAGGTTGCAGATAATCTGTAACCAAAGACAAGTAGTTACCGGCAAGGGTGTTGTTTAGAATGTCGTTTGATATCTTATCGTAAAGCTTTGTGCCGGTATAATTCTGGAGATGAATTTCTTGGGCGACTTTAATAAATTGGATAAACTTATCCGTATCAACATTACCGGAGATTACCGTGTTACGGACAATATCCTCACGCTTGATGAAAAGAGCAGTTGGCATTATTTGCGTGGTTTTAAGAATCCTTCATTATCCATATCAACTGGGCGCTTTGCTACCTTCTCGTTGTTCTGTGGCAACTTTACACCTGCCTTGCGAGCTTGGTTTACCGATACGTCAGCATTCGGGTTTTTAGCATCAGGAGTTACGCCTTCTGCTTTTGCCAGGTACGTCTTACGCATCCAGAAGTGATGGCACCGTGCGCCTCCTTTGTATAACCAAATGTCATATGTTGATGCACCACGTGGCCCGAATCCTGCGTTAACTTCTTGCTTACGCATACGCATAATATCCTCCTTGCGATAGACCTTCTTAGCGTTTACCATCAGCTTGCAGAACTCACGGCTATTTGGCTTGGTGCTACCGGGCGCATACGAGTAACGAATTTTATACTTACGTCCGTCTTTTGTTTCACCGTCTTGGTCGCTCTTTGCGTTCGGGAATGCCTCACCGGTCTTTACTTTGGGGCTCTTAGCAAACTGCAAAATAGAATCTAAGTATTCCTCCTGCTCGTAGTCAACCGGACGCTCGTCAACCAAATCCCAATTCTCCAGGTCTTCGTCTTCGCCAAACTCTTTTAGCGTTTCGAACATTTCGTTTAGAACCTCATCAGATACGTCAGCAGACAAAGCAACGCTGCTATCTTCTACCCCTGTATTCTCTTCAATCACCTCGGCAGGAGCAACAATCTCCTCCTTAAACTCCAACGGCTGCAAGGTCTTAAAATAGATGTTTAGAGACGCTCCGTTGTAGGATAGCACTTGCTCTATTGCATCAAGGATAATCTCCTGTAATGGTCTAATAACCACGTTATCGAACAAGATAGATGCCGTCTTCAATTCGTCAGCATTATTACCCAAACCGCTATTGTCCTTAATGCCCAAAAGCATCGGGCTTGTTACCCGGTGGCCTACCATAATCTTCTGCGTACATTCCGAAGAAAGGAATTGGTACTGCTCACTTGCGTCCGATAATTGTACGGGTTCGATTGTTGCTGCGAGTTCCTTGTTATCGTTGAAGGCCAAGATAAACCGACCAGCATTCGAACTACCGGAGAACTTATCCGCAATACGTGCCTCGATTAGGGTCTGCTCTTCTTCGGGTGGTGTTCCGTTGTTGAAGTTAATCAGCATAGACGGTGCAAGTCCGTTCTTGATGTTGCTGATGTGGTAATTGGCTACCTCTTCTTCCAATTCCGCATACGGAAGTGAACCTTGGTAATCCGTAGGTGCGTAGTAGTAGTATCCTGCTTTATAAGGTTTAATATACAGAATCTCGATTCCTGCCTTAGACATACCAAACGCCTCAATGCGTACAGGTACCTCTTTGCGTTGTGCTACACGGTTCCAATCCTTTGCGTAGTAGTATGCGGGAATGAATCCATCTTCGTTGGCACGTTCAGCACGCAAGGTCTCTACCGGGATATGCTCAACGCCTACAATCTTGGAATGGTCTTGGTTGTAAATCACCTGAAACGCAGCATTGCCCATCATCTTAAAATCACTAACAACCTTCTTTACGCAGTTCTTGGTAAACAAGCCCATCATCATTGCGTACTCATCTGGCTTCTGTGCTGCGTCTGTTGCGGCCAGACCCTTACCAAAAATCATATCAATCACGCCATTGATAATAGCGTTGTTGGTAGGACTTCCGTTGTATCGGTCAATCAGGTACTGGAAGTAATTGTTATCATCTCCGTACTCAATCCAACTCTTTCCACTAACCTCTTTTACCTGCGGCTTAACGTAGGAGTTGAGGGCCATAAATCGTATGTTGCTCATATAATTACGAACGTGTTATCTCCTGCCTGCTCTTGCGTGTAAACGCCATTGTTTACCGTGAACTTCTCGAAGTTTGTTTGGTTCGTGCAGAATACACGACCTCTGTATATCAAATTTACGCCATCAAATACCTCCAATAGGTAAAAGTTTGCTTCCTTTAAAGTCCAAGCAGCATTCAACGTCATATAGCCGTTTGCGCTTGTAGGAGCGATTGTTTGCGTTTGGGTGGTATTGGTAGATTCATTCGTTAACCGTGCTGATACAGAAGCGGGAAACGAGCGAGGGATGATTACTAAGTTTTGCGCACTTGCGCTTGTAGTTAAAATGTTCATCTTACAAATAACTCGTTTGTTGCTTTTTGTTTTAAATAAAAAAGCCACCCCGAAGGATGGCTCTCTTAAATTGAAACTATTTTATCAAATCTGTGGTAATGATTGTTTCAAGTCTTGCTCCAGGTCGTTTCTAAGGTAGGCAATCTTTGCTTCTAGCAATGCCGCCTGTTGTTGCGACTTATTGTATGCGGGAATTGTGTTTGCTGCTACTCCTAATTCCTTTGCCTGATTAACGATTTCCTTTTGGGATTTCGTGATACGGGAAAGGATGGATTGCAACACCTTCAACGCCTGGCTTCCCTGATTGCTGATGGTTCCGTACCGGCCTTTCAAACGTGCAGCGTCAGATTCAAATTCCCGTGCATTCTTTACGATAACATCGTAATCGGAACTGACCGTAGCCAGGTCACGCAGTGCCGCTTCTAAATCGTCTGTTGCTGCAAGTTCAATCCGCTGGGCAGACATTCCGTTCATAATCTTTAATGCCTTTTCCATAG